GAGAATCCCTGGGCAACTAGATGCGTTACGCCTGTCTTCTTATCTGTTTCAGAAGGCTGAACTATTCCGCTGGCCCAGATAACACGCTCACCAAGAATCTGCTTCTCGACGTGGATCCATTGCATCCATGGTTTGAAGTAAATGCCAGCATTAGCAGTATCCCGAAAGTCAACATCAATCTCGATATTACACGGGCCGCTAAGCACTCGCATAACTTGTGGATTCTGGACAACTAGATCACGCGTCAATATATCACCATGGACATCTTCGACGATAAACCGAAATCTGTCTTCATCACCGCTATAGACAATAGCCGGTTGCGTATTAGTGGAAGGATCAGCAGGTAGTGTCATTCGATGCTCCAGGCATCCCGCCAGAACAGGAACATTCGCGACGATAGGTCATTTGGATCGCTTGGAGGACCAGTCGGGTTAAAGCTCGCATCGTAGCAAATGATGTTGTTGACACCAACCCCAAGACCAATGTTATCAAGCGCATCATCCTGATTCATGATGAATCCTTGACGGCGATTCGATTGATCAACTATCAATCCTGTATCATCCCATTCACCGACATAATCACCATTATAATAAAGCATAAATAATGTATGCGACGAGCTAGTCGCATTAGATACGACAGCAACTTTATCGCCAGACTTTAGACCAGGCGATGGCACTTCATACTCAAACTGAGTGGTAACATTTTCAGGACTCCAGTAGTTGCCGGTGATAATCCTAATCCTGTCATCAGCGGTCGCTTCGCCGATAATTTCAGATATACCGACTGTCTTGAGTATCTGAAGGCCGCCATAATTCGTCATGTTGTCATTACACATAGTGCACATCGTGGTAGTACCGCGCCAGATATCAGCTATCGTACACTCAGCAAACTGACTAGCCGCGGTGTATGTATGATCAAGATCAAGAATCGCTGTTATCCCAAATGGCGCAAACAGATAGCCGCCATTTTGAATAGAGAATCCCCAGACTGGGATTCCATGTAGAGTATGCCACTGGCTGGTACAAGCGAACATATCTAAGAAATCTGGGTCTTGTACGGTAACAGTGCCATCCAATGAAGTCCAAGTAGTCAGAGACTGATCTGTCCATCGCAGAGCAATTTCTGTCTCGGCAGGTATCTGAAGCTGGTCGAGATATTGTGAGGATCCAATCAGCGCAGCTCTCCAGTTAACATTATTGCTGTCAACGATGCGTCGCATCCATGGATAGCTACTCACTTCCAAAACTGTGCTAGCCTGAATATCAATTCCAAGCTCAACTACGACGTTACCTATAGTAACAGTTGGATGTGTTATAGGCCCATACATGAGAATACGGAACCAGGCAGGAGCATCGCCTTCAGTGGCATCCCTGTAGATGTAAGTTGGGTCATTGTTGTAGCCAATTTCAATGACTTTCTCAGTATCGGCATAGGCAAGAGTGTCTGCCCGTCGAAACTCTGCCTGTACATCAACCCACTCATTCTGCTCTACCGGGCCATGCTGGAACTTACCAGGCCGGCCATATACACGACGCACAACACCATCTGTATCAACAAATAGCAGCTTCTTCATCGCGCCCCAAGTCATGCGCGTAGTAGTGGCTTTCCATTCGTTGGCTAACTGGCCAAGTAGACTTCTGGCTTGATAAAGCAGACCCTCTGGTACAACTCCGCCACCAGGAACATTCTCCAACGCCCAGTTATTCAAGACGGCCATTGTGAAGACGATCGGAGCAGGTACAAGGTTATCAATGCCGAATCGAACCTCATCTGTGCGGATGATCTGGAAGTCTTGGTTGTTGACGTTCCATGGCTGAATTTCGACCTTCGACACCGGCATGTTCGTGCCATCACCAAATAAGATATTACCAATCTTATACTGGCTCTTCCCAAGAAACTCACCCTGTGAACCGGCCATTACTCACTCCCTGCCGCTACCGAAGCAACTTGTGGGGCGCCAGTGCTTACCATCCACATCGTATTCTGCATCATTTGCATCGGACTTTGTCCTGGACCTGTGTACATATTCATCTGATTGACCTGAGTTCCAATAGACGCTGGCTGTTGGCCGATGCCAGTTCCAAATGGAAGGTTAATGGTATTCTTGTTAAGCGGATTGTCCTCGCTGTAAGCGTAAACCTGACCAGTTCTGGTGTTGTAGAGCATTCTCACATTCCCGCCCAGCGTGCCGAGCGAGCCGCCCAGAATAGCGCCAAAGATGTAGCCTGCGTACTTGCCAATCTCGTGGTAGACCTCGATACCAAGAGAGATAGAGGCATTCACAGCTTCAATCGCACTCTCAACAATGCCGGCTACTGCGGCGACCATAGCAAGTGCAGACTTGGCAGCCTCTGTACCGCCGAAGTCGGCACCACCAGCGCTTGGGATGAAGCTGTTAACCGTATTAGCCACATCACCAACTGTCTTGGCTATATCAGCTGCTGTAGTTAGGAATGTCTGGAAATCGGTAATGATCTTGACTATAGACTCAGTGTCCTTCAGCTTTGTGGCTACAGTATCTAGGATATCACCAGTCGCCTTAATGTTGGTGATAACATCATCAAACAACTTAAAGGCGTCGCCAATGATTGAGGCGATACCAGCTGCACCAGTCTCGAACTGCTTTAGCGGCGAGTCTGTCGATTGTGGCCCAATACCACCTGGGCCTTGAGGCTGTGTCTGAACAGCTTCGCCTGGTCCACCAGCAGGAGGGTGAGGCTGACCGCCTTGACCATCACTACCCTGAGTTCTGACTGGCGGATTGGCCGGCTGTCCAGCAGGAGGCGGTTGAGCAGGACCAGTTGGAGCTTGTGGCGGGGGAGCATTTCTACCGCCGGGCAAATCGGCTGGGTTGGTGACCTTTACTGGAACTTGTACCTGATATTGTTCAGTTCTAAGTTGCTGATTCTGTTGACGCCATTGCTGAGCTTCTGGGCTATCGCCATACCACCAGTAGTACTGGCTATGGCCAGGCGGAGGTTGTTGAGCACCAGGCCGATCTTCTGGAACCTGACGCGTTCTTGTTTCGGTACGATATGTGTACTGCGGCGCAGGAGCGCGTTGAGCGCCAGCAGGAATTGGCCCAACAAAATCGGATGGATATTGTCTCGCCGGGCCAGCGGGCGCAGGGGCTTGTGGAGCAGGCGCTATCGCCTGTCCAGCTGGCGGCTTGTATTCTTCAGCGAATGCTATCTTGCCTTCATTATCATAAACAAGACCTTTTGCAGCATCCGCTACAGTATTTGGCGGCCCGAAGTCAGATACGCCAGATGAATCCCGTCGAGCGTTCTGACTTTGAGCCTTCCAATTCATACCGAACGTCTGGGTCATCGTCGCCAGAGCCATCAAGCCTGCAGCACCAGCGAGTGCTGTACCAGCCGTAACAGCTACCGGAACGCCTGCGGCAGAAAGTCCAGCCGTACCTGCAACACCAATAGTTCCAGCAGTAGCTGGACCTGCAATACCCTCTAACGGAGTGCCTTTTGCGGCTGCTTCGGCTGCGAAGGGTGCGGTGGCAATACCGAGAATACCAGCACCTTCACCCAGTGCACCAAGACCTCGACCGACAATAGCTGGTGCCGGGATGTTGATACTTCTGCCAGCAGCCGCAGCAACATCAGCAGCACTAATGGCAGGTGCTGTACGAGCCGCAGCACCAGCATCGCCAGTTACACTAGCAGCAGGCGGCGAACCAGCGCCGACTCTAGCAGCAATTTCTGGCGGAACACCAGCGGCGACCAGTTCTTCAGCTGTCGGCGCTGCACCACGCCAAGCTTGCTGAGCCTGAATTGTGCGCTGTATCTCTTCAGGAGATAGCTGCTGCCACTGAACACCCTTCAGATTCTCAATCGGTACGCCTGGACCCTTCCAAGCGCTGACTGGTATCCGACCACCAATGACAGCACCCTGATCCGCTCCACCACCATAGAACTTGAGGTTGGTAAGCGCACTTTGTGGGTCAGTCGTGAAGAATGCGTTTCGACCAGGTGCTTGCCTAAAGCCTTCTCTCAATATGGCTTCGGCAGCCGACTGGCTTGTAGCGTGGTAAACATTTACCATCAAGTCAGGCGTGATGCCAGCAGCCTCTTCTGGAGATATAAGGCTACGCTGTAGCAGATTCTCAACTAGATTGCCAGCAGTTCGCGGTGTTCCAGCGCCAAGAGCAGATTTTACATTTGTACGGATTTGCTCATAGACTTCTGGTGCTTCCTGTGCCGCTGTCTGGGCTTCATCTGGCGTGATATTGAAGACCTTGTTAAGTGCGGCATCTTCATCGCCACCGTTAGCCGCTAGTTCGGCTTGGTAAGCCTTGACTTGATCATCGGTGGCATACCCACCACGCAACTTATCGATCAGGCTTCTGATACCGCGATATGTTCCGCTAGCTGCGCGGAATGGAGCGCGTACACCAGCCCGTGCCAGCCGATATCCACCATAAGTGGTAGCAATACCTGCGCCGATCAATCCGGCGCCAAGAGCAGCACCTCCAAGTGTTCCTCCAGGCGGTGACGTCGCTGGTGTAGCCGGAATCTGTGGCGCTCCGCCAGGACCAGCAGGAGCACCGGGGCCAGCTTGCGGTGCAGCAGGTGGTGGAGCTTCAATTCTTTGCGTCATACGAGTGTGCGTATGCTGCGTATGGCCGGTCCAGTCATCCCGATAGTAGCCTGGATCAACAGTGCCGGGCATATCAGGTCCAACAGGCTGACCGTTGTGATATCCAACCTTGAACCCAGTGTACGGGTTCATGTAGATAACTTGCTCAACACCAGGCTGTTGTCCTACCCACATCGCGAACGCTTGCTCACGATCAGCTTCTTCACGAGTTAGCTGACGGCTACCGCCTGCTTCCGTACCAATCTCTTCACCATGGTAACCACGAGCCTGCGTTTGGTATGGCGTAGCAGGCCTATTCGTCCAACCTGTGAACGCACCCCAGTCAATACCAACTTCTTCGCCACCTTCAACTTGGTGACCCGGATATGTACTCGGGAGCAATGGACCGCCAGGACCACCAAAGGCTTGGCCCAAGGCAACCATTGATGGTTCTGTAACTGGCGTAATTCCAGTAACTGAACTTTCAGGTAGCTGATATGGTCCAAGTGCTTTAGCTGGCCCAGTAGGCAGCCCTCCCTGACCAGGCTGCGGTACGGTAGTGGATGCTCCAGGCCCACCAGTCGGATTCCCTTTATCATCAACCGGAATCTTGCCAGGTAGCGATTCGCCTGGATTGAGCTTCTTACCTGTACGCGGATCAAGCCCGGCATCAATTCGACCATTCCAAATACGAGCCGCGAAGCGATCCAGACCACCTTCTGGGAATGCCGGTCCACCTGCAGCTGATCCAGTTTGAACGCCCTGGTAGGCTTTTGTAACCGCCTGGGCATAAGCATCGGTAGACATAAACTGCCCAGCAGGATACTTATTGCCCGCCCAGTCAGTGGTAGGGCTATAGCCTTCCAAATCAAGAAGATAACGAGCAAATGCTCCAGGATCGGTTATATTACCACCAGCATCTGCGCCACCTACAGGAGCGCCAGGTGGAGTCGCTGTACCACCAGTAGATGACGGGAAGCCAGTTCTCTGCCGGCGATCCCACATCTCTTTGAAGCCACCGACGTGCGCTCCGATACCTGGGCCAGTCTGGTTATTGGTCAGACCCATGATCGACTCTGGGTGTGACCAATTGCCAGTCTCTACTCTATTCAGAGCTACCAAGCCGACTATCTGACTATCAGTGAAGCCGCTCTTTTTGAGTTCGCCAGCAAGATCGGCGTCTTGTCCGGTATAAGCTTGAACAGTTGCCGCTGGTGATTGGCCTGGTCCAGTCGGAGGTCCAGCCGGTGGCGGAGCCGCAGGAGGGGGTGCAGCTGGCGGAGGGGCAGCCGGTGGAGGCGCGCCTTGTGGTGGTGGAGCAGCTGGTGGCGGAGCGGCAGGTGGTGGGGCTGCCGGGGGTGGGGCAGCTGGTCCAGGAGGGATATTCCCACCAGGAGGAACATTTGGAACACCAGGGACTTGCTGCTGGTCGGAAGGTGGCCCCTGGCCAGGTAGTGGATGAGCCAATTCTGGTCGTGGTGGAGGCCCATAAATTGGCTGATTTGGCACACCAGGAACTGTCTGCTGTCCAGATGGCAATGGTGGTCCAGCGATCCCGCCAGCTTGGGTCAGCGGGTTCCTGCCTTGGTTCCAAACAGAAGCGACAACCTCGATGCTATCCGTAATCGTCTTTGTGACTTTAGTGAACAGCGAGAGAGCATCTTGGCCGATCTTGCTCCATGCCTGCATATCCTTGGTAACAAAGTCAATCCACTGATCGAAGCCACTTCCACCACCAACAAGACCTTTACCAGAGATTCCTGTAGCGCCGGCTGAAGTGAATATGCCTCCACCCGCAGCGCCGCCTCCGTCGCCGCCTCCCGAACCCGACCCAGCGGCGCTCCCCGATAGCCCGCGCGCCGCCCCGGTCGCTACGGTAGACGATGCGTCATAAACCCGAGGGGCCGCGCTCTCGATACCCGACGCATAATCCGTACCCATCTTTGCGCCGAGTTCTTCTGGTGAAATTACCGCAAAAGGACCGTCTTTTGCTCGTGAACTCGGGAAAAGGTTACGAAGCGGATTAACAATGTACTGTTTGCCTGCTTCGACAAGAGCGCCTGCCATGCCTGTGATACCATTGATGATCTTCTGGACGAGGTTTTTACCCATCTGCTCCCAGTTGATCTGATCCCACCATGTAGTTATCTTATCAGCCAAGCCATTGAAACTATTGACCAGACTATCCCAACCAGAACCGATAGCACTGGTAAGTTTATTCCACCAATTCGATACGGTATCGGTTAGGCCATCCCAAGCGCGCTTCAATCCATCAATAATACCGCTCAAGCCACCGAATTTATCTGTGACGCTACCAACTGCGCGCTCGACAGCGCCCCAGTTTTGAATAAGCAGAACAATACCAGCTACGAGTAGGCCGATTCCAAGAATTACGAGTGTTATCGGATTCGCAAGAGCCAGAATGTCCTCAGCAGCACTACTTGCTATCTTCAAGCCCTTAATTGCACCGATGAACAAAATGAGCATCTCAACTTCTTTTGGCGTCAAGTGCTCGAACAGCTTGGCTAGTGCATTAGCGATTGGCGGCAGAACTGGGAGCAAGTCAATCAATGCTTGTGATAGAGACTGGAACAAGTTAGGCAGCGATGGGCCAAGCTGCTGAACGACTTGGAGTAGCGTTTGGCCAAATGCTTGGAAGAATTGACCGATCGCTGGACCAGCCTGAACAAGTTGTGGCCCCAGCTGTTGTAAAGCCTGGACTAACGAGCCGAAGAACGAAGTGATACCAGGCGCAGCAGCGTGACCAAGTTGTAGCAACGTATCCACGATGGTCATAAATCCTTGACCAAGATCATGAACGATCGGCATCGCATCTTGCGAGGCTTGGTGAACATCCTTGAAGAACTGAGCGATAGCTTTGCTACCCTCAGCCGATTCAGTCCAGTGCCGGAACTCCGCAGCTAGCTGTGCTATGATCTGGATGAAGTTGCCACCCTGTTGCTCGGCGATATTGAAGAAGTTTATGAATCCGATGCCAAGATCGCGAATAATATGCCCAAGCTCTGTGAAAGCAGTCAGAGCCGAGTTAATCATTTCAGTTAGTTTGCCTGTGGAAGCAGCATTCTGGACCCAAGCATTGAACTCTTGTGCGACAGTGGCTATCGCTGTTCCCATACGCTCAAATACGCCAGAGCCAACAGCGGCTAAAGTGTTCCAAGCACTCAGGAATGGCTCAATAGCTGTACGAGCAGCCTGGAATCCGCGCACCATGTTGCCAACGAATTGCTGAAAGCCTTGAATAACAGCTGGCTGCTGGAAGAACTGGAAGACCTGGTGGAATGCTTGGCCGAATTCATTTGCAATCCGTTGGCCGGCGTTCATTAACTGCGGCAGCCAAGTCTGGATCAGCGGCTGAATGTCACGAATAATCGGTTCAAATAGCGACTCTTGAACCATGAGTCGAGCGCCGCGCATCGCGTAGGTGAAGCCCTGAATTTGGAGCATCGCCTGCTGAGCAGCTGGCGCCAATTCGCGTAAGCCCTGCAAGAACTTCTGTGGGTCTTCAAGCGACTGTAGTTCTTGAGCGACGCCATGGAATCCAACTGCTAGCGTACCGAGCGAGAGAACTGCACCATTCACTACGCCTGGGACAAGAAGCATAGCGGCAGAGAAATCCTTGAGAACCTCAAGTATCCCGCCCACGCCGGTCGTCAAGCCTTGGATACCTGCGCCACCAAGCAATCCTAAACTGGCCCCTGCACCTCCACCACCAAGACCGAACTTGGTAATGGTCAGAATCGTCCTACCAACAGCAGATAGCTTGCTATCCAACTCAGTTAGTGCTCGACTCGCATTTCCAACTTCAGATGTAAAGCGCTGAGTCCAACGAGAAGCCTCCATATGAGCTTGGTTGAAGCGTTCGACCTCATACCGGACTAACTGAAGTCGAGTCTGGAATCGCTCATAAGCAGTTTCCATTCGCTGCATCATGCGAGATTCGTCATCCCTGGCTCGCTGGAGATCACGACCAAGTCGAAGCAGCCTATCGCCAGACGATTCCTCGTCAGCTTTGGCCCGATTAAGCCTGCGCTCTATGTCCTCGCGCTTATTGGCTGCTTCTTGGTAATCTCGATTGTATCGTTCATATGTGACTCTGAGTTCCTCAACCCGGCCACGCTCACGAACTAGTTGCTCAGCACTAAGAGCACTCTTCTCACGGTTTTTGTCGAAGGTCTCGTTGACCCTATTCATCGACTTATCTAGTGCTTCAGCCTCTGCAGCAGTAGCGGCCATTGCCGCTTGCGCTTCTTGGGCGCCGCGAGTATCTGCGGTGATCTCAATTTCACCATGCGCGCGACCAAGATTATAATCTGGAATGTTACTCACCGCCCTTTAGATAGGCCTGTGCCAATTCCATCCAACCGGGCTTCTTTTCAACTATACCAAGTCTGTAATTACAGCTGCGACATAGTAGGCCACGCCTACAATATTTGCAGCCTTTTTCGCAACATGAGTGATCATGGTCAACGCATAGTCTATGTACATTACCAGTTCTTGTATCAATTACAGTCTCTGGCCGTAAACATATGCCGCAGAGGTTGCCATACTCTTCAACCATCTCATCATATGTTGCACCCCATTTAATTATAGATGCTCTGTCACACTTACACTTTTTACATTCAGGCCGAACACCATACACCTTACACGCATCGAATTTTTCTAGCGGCAAGTCCTGCTCACATGTTCGGCATCGGCTAAGCATCAGTAACCAGACTCAAGGATTTCATCGCCATTTTCGTCAACTCTGATGACGTCAGTTTCGGCTGAGCTAAATGGATCTGCAAAACCAGCGGTAGAAGTAGACATGTCGTCACCCATTGCTTTGGCAAATGCCCGGGCTTGCGCTGATCTAGCAAATGCTGGTGATAGAGCGTCCTGTCCGGCACTTTCGACCACCCCTTCTACATAGCGGCCAAAATGGAAAATCCCCTTATCAAAGAATAATCCTGCAGCACCTTTGACCTCATAGATCAGGCTCGGGGGCTGGTGGAATGCTTGACTCATCTGCCACGCTTCCCAGGCTGTCCGCTTTTGCCCAAAGGCTTTTCAAGTCATCCATCGACCGCCCGAAAGCAGCGGCGAAGATGGCCATCCGATCCTCCATTCCGATATCTTCGATGTACGCAGTGGCGATGAACTGTGGATTCCCCCAGTCTGAGGGATTTCCGTAGTCCACTTTGTTCTGATCATTCGTGACATGCGGCCGGAGGGTAGCGGCCATGACGACTTCATCGATGGCCATGAACATATTGGCGATCGAATCAGGATGTTTTGCCAGAGCTTCGCGCATACGGTTATTGCGCTGCTCAGCGCTGATGGAATCCTCCATCAACATCGGCGTGAAAGTGTCCAGATAGCTCATCAGATTGAGCCGGAACAAGTCCTCACGCTCAAGGCGTAGAACGCGACACAGTTGGCCACTCGGAAGTGTGACGTCAAACTCAAGACGCTGCTTCTTGCGCCAGCCAGTTGGGGCATACGGGTTGGCCGGCTCAGCATGAGGAACAGGAATGGGCGGGTCAAGCGGTTCTGCCGCTGCCTTGACTTCGTCACCGATGCTTCTGCGATCCGGCTCATCGCCAGTTGCTTCCCGCGTAGGCACCTGTTCATCAGCTGCATGCCTTGCTGCTGCACGACGCTGCGCCCGATTCGGCTGAACCTGCTCAGCATTCTCTAAGCCTGCGATCAACGGATTACTCATCTGGACTCCTTGGGTTCAATGACCTCTATTGGCCTCTCATTGGTATTAAGTTGTGTTTACCGCCTAGAGCGTGGTGACTAGCAACGGATGGCTGTAATCACCCATGACACCCGGTCCAGGAGTCGCGTTCTGAACGTACGCAACCTGGAACATGTACTGGGTCTTGGTCGTCAACGTGGTAATCGTGGTCGAGTTTGTCGTCGGCGTGCCTCCGCCGGTAACATCGGCCCATGTCACGCCGTTGTCGATACTTTGCTGGACCTGATACCCGTCGGTCCCATCCACGAAGATTCCAACCTGATCCCATTCCAACCCGACCGAAGTCGCAGCAATCGAAGTCGCCTGAACGTTGAGCGGCACAGGCATCGGGTTGGGTTCCGGCGTACCAGGAATGGCCGAGTCGGTCTCATCGTGGATGAACTCGTAGAGCCACCGGCCACCATCGCCGACCAAAGGAAGGCCGACACCGTCGATACGGCTGGTCTGGAATGCGCCACCGCGAAGATCGGCCTGAAGCCGGCCATTTGCCTTGGCCCGGTAGATTCGGGTCTTGAGGTTACCGCCGCTGTCCGAAATTGCACGACCGTCGATGCGGACGTAAGGCCGCAGGTCGTCGCCGGACTTGCGCATGCGCGTCACGCGAGTGGGCGCTACGCCTTCTTCGATCACTGAGCCACCGCTGAGTAGCGCCCAGCAGGTCATGTTCATGCCGCCTGCTTCGAGGCTCCAGTCCACCTGAGGACCGCGACCATGCACCGCGACGAGCACATCGTCACCACGCAACTCGTCGTACTGCTCGGTTTCGGAGAAGCCCAGCGTCATGGCAACCGGGAGCGGGTAGCTCACGTCCGCCAAGCACGTGCCCTGGGCATCCAGGTATGGCGTGAGGCGAATCTGGCGAATCCCATATGGGAGAATGTCAGAAGTGCCAGAAGCGCAAGGTGTAGGTGCGGTCATTTCTTCTCCTTAATTGGTGTCCAGCGTTGTCCTTTTACGATACGATGGATCTGACTGGTGTGAACTCCATAGACGTGAGATAGATCTGCTAACGTCCAATTACCGCCAGCGTACAACTCTCTGATCTCAGCCACGTCTGATTCAGATAATTTTGCCCTACCGTGATTCTCACCAGACGCCTTACGTCCATGGCTTAACTGCTTGCGCCATTCTGGCGTCATATCATAATCCAGATGACAACTCCTACACATAGGCTCGTAGTTGCCAAGATCGTATGGATCAGTATTGTGAATCCAAGCCCAGTCTAAAGCAGTCTCAGGACAATTAGCACAAAAGTAATCCGTAGCTTTGCCATATGTCTGCTCTAAACACCTGTGTACCTTCTGGTACTCAGGACTATGAGACCTCAGAGCTTCTAGCACTTCTTGCCTTTGATTGGATCCTTGTACGTGTGAGTTTCAACCGGCTGACCTGTTGCCAAATCGAACACGTGGAAGGTTACAGAACCTTGAGGATTGCAGGCCCAATGCTTACACTTGACCTCAAGCTGACCCGTGGCACCTTTTGCGATACCATGGAGTGTTCCGCGGCAACGTAGTTCCACGGATTCCAAGTCGGGGTCAAGCTGAGGCATTTACGCAGGCACCACCTGTTCCAACTGGCCCTTGTCGTTGAAGTCCACCTCAACAAAGGCGTGGGTATTGCTGCCCGACTGCCTGTCGTCGATGAGCAGATAATCGAGTTGTTCGTCGGAGAACTCGGACGACTCGATCATCTTGTCATTGGCTACACTCCACTGGTGCGTCGCCTTGGGGTCGTGAAGCTCGATGCCCAAGCTGCCCCACTGAGCCGGCGTGATCTTCCGATGGCTGGCTCGACCAACGTACTTGACGAACGGACCCTGGCGCTTCGGCTTGTTGGAACGCCGCCGTAGATCACCAGGAGGCTTTGGCGCGTCCTTCGGCAACGGCTTGTTCTCCTGCTTCGCCTCTGCCTTGGCTGTTGGCTCGGTCATTCTGATTCCTTTCTCAAACCGTCGCTGTCGTAACGTTGTCTATTATCTTATACGATGTCGAGCGGCATAGGGTCTGATAAGAGTCGTCGCGTAGATCACGCGAACGTGTATTTGGAATTGCCTGACTTAGCGTATAGCCGTCAGCGCCATCCACATTGATCATCCCGCCCAGCGTCGCATCCAGAATGTCCATGACGCTATCAATACGTACAAAATCAGTCGAGAAATTCTTGTACATATGGACCCAGATGTTCAAAACCTTTGTTGGGATGGAGAATACATCATCACCCTGGATGCCTGCCCCCTCATTGCCCCAGCTAAGGACCATGAACATAGTGTCCGTGGGTCGTTGATCGCCGTCATAGTTCACCAAAACACTTGATCGATCAAATCCGAGAGCCTGAAGGTCCGGATCGGCCAGAATTGCGTCGTAAACGGCTGCTCTAGACATCAGCGCCGCCTAGTTCGCTTGGTTACAGCTGTCTTGGCAGTCGTCTTAGTACTGATGAAACGACCTTTCGCGTCACGGAAGTACAGCTTGAGCTTGTTGACCTTCTTGAATGCCTTCTCAGCTGCTCCGCGCACATGCTGACCATGTTCGATAGCGCCTTGTGACGTTCCGCGTTCAAATCCCACGCCGGGTGACGCAACCTCGACCACGCCAGGTGAATCTAGGTGTTCGAGCATCTGAGTTAGTGACTCCATAAATGCTCGTGCAGTCTCTACCAACGTGGGCATCACAATCTGGAATCGGCCACCATTCGACTTCTCCAGATAGATGCCGTACTCGACGCCATGGCCCATATACAGCTGATAGCGACCACGACCATCATCTTCAGCATCTGCCCATAGACCGGCTTCTGCGTTACCAGTGCGGTTCCTCCAGGGATGGGTAGTCTTCATTATCGTTTCACCACGACCGGCAGCGACATCCAGATCGGCTTTGATGAACCGATGAATTCGATCATCAAGCGTAGCCAAGTTTCGACCCAAATCACCCTCGTTGAAGGAGAACGATTCTGTGAAGTGGGTAGGCATGGCTAACTCCCGTAACTCGGGTTAGCGCTGAATACCTCTACTGTGGCACGAGTCTCATATCCCATATTTGGAAACAGACCCAAGACTTTCCATTGACCGGTTTCATCTTCCCACCAGTCATTCGCCTGGATATCGGCATCCCATTGGCCTATGAGTATGTAGGCATCCTTGCGGGACATCCCATCATCGTTTGAACTGTACTCGACACCATCAGATATGGTTTGGTTCGTCAATCGGAATGTCTGCATGGGAATGCCAACAACTCCGAAATCGCGACCACCGCCTGGCTTATCGACCGGCACACGACGCTGAAGTTGGATATTGACCGGACCAGCTATAGTGGCGCAATCTTCGATAAACCAGTTGGTGGTATACCGAAGCAATCCGGTCATTATGCCCTTGAGAATCGGACTCTGAACTGGCGGAGTGGTAGGCGGAACATCCATCTCAGTCGGTACGGACATACACACCCCCGTAAGGCTGGAGACCATATGGCGGGTACACACCATGCCGCTTGTGGTAGCGACGCCTGATTCTGCCTACGCTCGTCGCACCTTGGCCGACCACCTTATCCCAATACGCCAACATATCTTGCGCATGTTGGTATGTTTGGCTTAGCGGTCGGCTCGCGCCGGCATCAGTTACATCCGTCAGTGCAGATAGATCGCCAACGCGCTGAAGCCAGAACTGATAAACGCACTGGAAAACATTGCTGCTGTTCCCGTCCAGGACGGTCCCGATGAAGGCATCATCCCACTGAGTAAGCTCAGCCGTCCACGAAGGAAGGTTCAGCTTGACTTGGTCTATCGTCGCCTGATCAGCCATCTTCCTGTTCTGCCTTAGCGAGCCGCTTCTGCAGGTCTGTCTTGTTGCCGGAGGTCGAAAGGTTGCGCGCTTTGAGCTCGTCTTTAAGCTCATCGACGGTCAACTCATCAATCTCCACTTCTTCTGGCGGTTCACCACCCTGATCCACAGGTTCTGATGCGAAGTGTCCGGTGACCTGTGGATCGAATGGTCGCTGGACAAACTTGGATTCAGGCTCCTTGCCTTCCTCCCAGAATGGCTTCGCATCAGCTGTAGGGAGGTCTTGACCACCATCCTCGCTGACTTCCGGCTCGGGTTCGGGTTTGCCAAACTGCCGATCGTTCTGTTCGATGAGGTCGCTGCGCGACCACTCCTTCAGATACGCACGGTCCTCATCGGACAGCTTCTTTTCCAGGTCGATCTGCCTGCTCATGCCTACCTCACACTGTTGCGGTGGAATGTGCGTACTGCGGAGGAATCGTGTAGCTCGCGTTCGCGGTGACTTGGACCATGACCGCACCAGTCCTGCGCCGGACACCAGTTCCGAAGCCATGGACGTAGTAGCCGTCAATCAACGGATACCGCTGCTGGTTGCCCGGCATCAGCTTGAGACCCCGCCACGCCGGTGAGGCGTGTTCGCGCACGCCGACGATGTTCTCATCGACGTTGACACCACCGGTGCTCAGGAACATCATGTAGCCTACCGGCATCAGAGGTTCCTCGATCACCATGACGTCCATGTACGCGCCCGAAACGCGAAGGCCATTCCAGGTGGCGGGGGCTTGTCCACCCAGAAGACCTTCAGCGTTCGGGACCAGCAGTGCAGGCTGACCGATGGCCGGCACGAAGTCGTAGTTAGCCGTCACGCCATTGGCGCTGACCTGGCCGAAACGCCACTTGCGAATGCTGTTGATCTCACTTCGGTTCGCGAAGCAGATGATCTGCGTTCCCGTGTCCCAGCCGTAGCCGTGCTCGGTCAGGTGCTGTACAGCTTGCTCGAAGTCGCCGGAGTCCACGACCGCTGCGCCACTCGTCAGGTAGTGGTTGTGCGTACCGTCGAACACGACGCCTTTGTAGCTTGGCGGCACCCAGCCGTCGGCGTTGGCAAGCGGGAACACGTTGAAGGACATCGCGTTGATGATGGTTACGCGGCTGCGGTTGTCGAACAGCGTTTCCATCGTCTTGCGGAACACCAGTGCCTGGTCGGCCTGGATTGCCTTCGTGTGGATGGCCTCGATTTGCTGCGACGGCGCATCGCGAAGGAACTTCCAGGTGTACCCCAGCTTCAGGTCGTAATCCTGATAGGCGTATGCCAGCTGGTAGTAGCTGATGTTCGTATTCTGACCGCGTGGGATACCGAACTCGGTCGCAACCTCGAACTGGAAGTCACCGATCTGCGGCACCAGTTCGATGTCGGAGACCACCGGGTACGTCAGAATCCCGACGAAGCCCTGCTTGTGCTCGTTGTACACCGTGTTGGCGTCAACGAACTCGCCCCATAGCTGATTCAGATCGACACCATCTGGGGTATGGGTGAGGATATCACCCTCAACCAAGGTGCCGGAGTGATACACTGGTGATGTCATTTCAGTCCTTTCGAGGTTTGAACTTCAGCTCAGGGCATCGGGACGGGATGGAAGTCCACCTCAAGGCGATCAGGTTCGACTGTCGCACCGACGTAATACGCGCCTGAAGCCTTGGTAGCTGAAATGGCACCCGTTGCCGGATCAGCGTAGTACGCCGTCCCAGCAACACCGAAGTTGGTACCCGGTACGCCGGAAGTGGGCCCGAAGTCGCAGATGCAGCCGTTGCGCATGATGTCCTGGCGAGCGACTTCCTTCAACGGCCCGACACGACCGGGCTTGTCATTGAAGACCCACACGCCCATGCAGCCGCTCTGCCCAGCACCCTTGACGGCCTTGCCAGTGCTGTCGAGTCCATAGGCATACAACTTGCCCAGGTCGGCGTCGAGCACGTCCACGGCAACATCGGCTCGGAAGCCACCGATGATTGGATCGTATTTGTCCACACGAGCCATTTTAAGACACCTTTCTAGATATGAATCCACGTTTTACGTGTTACAATCAGATGTATCGTTCTCTGACAAACATTATACATCTCAGCTAACTCATATTGGTTATACAAACCTGATGCATATTTTTCACGAATACTCAATACATCTGACTCTGTTAATTTATGGAGACCTTGTCCTTCACCCTTAGCACGCGTTTCATAAGGATGATACGCCCCAGAACCATAGCTATTACCAATAAACTTTATGTGAATACCATCATACTTGTGGTGGCAAGAATAACACATCGGATCATAACTGGTTACTAGTCTCGGATCATATTCGTGATTCCACGCAAATTCATCAGCTTGTTTATCGCAGTTCTCACATTGATATTTTGTAGCGAGTCCATAAGTTTTACGCACCAGAACATGTACGCGATTATATTCAGATGAACCTATTACCAACGGTTCCCAGAGTTTATGCTCTAGGATTCCTGGTGCAAGCTCTAGCGTAATCATCACATAAACTTCTGTCCCTGTGTGGTGAAGCCGGGGATACGGTACTTCTCACCGAGTCGCTTGGTTTCGGTGACACGATCGCCAGACTTGCTTCCAGAAGGGTGGTTACCACTGGGCTGTCCACCGGCAGGAGGCTGGCCGTCATTCGCCGGAACTAGCAAGTACGGCTTGTCCTTGGCGATCCTCTTGAGGGCCAAGTCGAGTCCCTCAATGGCCTCGGTGTCGACGTCAATGTTGATCTCGTCGTCCTTGATGAACTTGACGACATCCTCGGCGTCTTGCCACTGGTGTTTCTTGTCAGTGGCGATCGCCCAGATTAGGAATCGGCTCTCCAGCATACCCTTGAGCTTGGTGTTTTCTGTCTTGAAGTCGTCGCGCTCTTTGGCAGCATCCCTGTCAGAGTCAGCTTTGGTCTTTTCGTTCTTGGCCTGAGTCAGCTGACGGCTCAGTTGGACGTTCTTGCGCTTCTCCGCTTCAAGCTGGTCTTCAAGACTAGCGCCAGCGTCTCTACCATCAGCGTTGTCATCGCCCTGATCGCCGGCATCACCAGCGTTTGCAGGAGGATTCTGCTGTTGCTGGCCGCTTTGCGGAGGTGCGGGTGGCTGCTGACCTTGATCATTTGGATCGTCCTGCTTAGGTGGATCTTGACGAGGCTCGTCGGGCATTTGCACTCCCAGATTAGGCTGATCAAACCTTGATACTCGTTATCTTACGCGACCGCGACGCATCGCGCTCGGATAAGGATGAGTATTTTTCATCGCTTGTGTTTTCCTTGGCCTTGGCCTTTATGTAGGCCGCGTTCACGCTCTGGCAAGCCACGATAGGCTGGCGAAAAGTGCAAACGCTTGGTTATTTCTCTGTGTCCCCCAGTTGCATGGGCCTTCCCGATAGCCCATTTGCGTAGCTTTGGGTTAGCAAAGAACAGTCGCCACTGTGCACGACTATCAAACGGATGGTGACCAGCCGCAGGCTGTCCTGGAATAATGCCAGGTGGACCTTCAGGCTTAGCAGCGCTCTTAACAGCATGCGCTACCTTGCGCGTGTTGTGGCGATTCTGTGTATGTCCACCGAGTCTGGCCATCAACTGAACCTCTTGCTGGTCCTCACCCCGCCAGCCTTGCTCTTGACTTTCTTGGCAGGGTTGGCTTTGCTGCCGAATGGCGGCGCTTTCTTGCCGCCAAAGGGCAGTTTCTTCGCTACTTTCCGCTTTCTGGCCATCACTTCCTCTTCCTTGCGCGTGTTGCGCGCTTGCGACCGGCTGCTGACATGGCTGCCATCTTCTTGGCGCCGTACTTCTTGCGCCCGATGGCCGCAGCGATGGCTGCACCCTTCTTGCCGCCACCCGCTGAAGCTGCGACTTTGGCGAATCTACCGCCACCACCGAGCTTCATTGACTTTTTCGCGGCCATCACATTCCTCCTGCTCCGTTAGTTGACGGCGGTCCTGCTCCTGCTCCGACTAAATCCCCCTGTCCTGGCGGCATCGGCGGAGGCGGCGGAGTCATTGCTTCCGCTATCTTCGTCGCGTCGTCAAGCGCCTTCTGGAAGTCGGTGCCATAATCGAGTTTGTAGCCCATGATCAGGTTCAGTTGCTCGTAGAACCACTCGACAGTCAAGCACCCACCAGGAGTACCAGGTCCAGCCGTGGTCCAGAGTGTTGTCAGATCAGCCAAGTCCTTCGACTTGTTTTTGGGCATGGCGTCATCGAAGCTGTTTACGAAAACAACTCCAGTTGTGTCGATTCCTTCGTAGGCGACCATCCATCCTGAGATGAGGTCGAAGATGAATTGATCACCGACATTGAGGAGATCAAGCTCTTTCTCTGCGTTCTTTGCAAGAAGTGGGCCAAGCTTGAGTTGTAAGGCAATACCACTCTCCGCAGTCGTAACATCAACAACACCAATAGCAATATCTGGGACGCCAAGCGCTTGTTGCATTGCCTCGTCAAGAGCGTTGATGTGATCACCAAATGGTTGTACGGTTGTAATTCCGCTAACTCGTCCAAATTGTCCGCCAGATGCCACTTGGACAACGGACCGTGGACTGATTTCCCATTCAACTTCCTCACCTGCTGCGTTTAGCGGTGGGCTAGCGTCAGTCCAGTAGACACCGAGACCTTGCATGATGAGTGTCAAGTCCTCATCAGACATTGACTGATTGATTGCGTTGATGACGCTTTCAACGCCAGATAACTCAGATGTACCAAAAAAACTACCGGGCGGTGGTTGATTACGCCAGTGATACACTGGTATCTGGTTTATCTCGGCTGGAAGGTAGAATTCCTCTCTCAACTGCTGGACAAGATGGATATCTTGGTCCGGCAGGACACGGTCATCCCACATTCCCATCTCGTAGAGGCCGAGTTCTGATGTTATGCGTCCAGTTGGGTAGCCGGTATCATCCAATTCTTTGCGATAGGTCTGGCGCCGGACAACTTCTTTGCCGGTGAACTGCTTCAATGCCAGAGTATTGTTCGGATTGTTAATGATATCGACTATGTGACAGCCGATATAGTTGCCCTGAGAATCTTCGATTGGGAAGTAATGCTCAGCGCGAAGTTCTTGGATGCTGATTCGCCGGCCAGCGAGGCGATTTGGATCAGCCGTAATGTGAAGTAACGCATCGCCTTTGACGAGCATGAAGCGTTTCATCTGCGCGAGCTTGCTCGGCATCCGTTCACGCTTGAATAGCTGGATCAGATACGTGTCGACAGCTTGAGCATTCTCACCTTGCTCAGCGCTTGGGTCTGGAGCAACCTTCCAGCCCACACCAAGGAAGCGATTTACAGCTTCAATGCACTTCTTTGCACTCGGGATGTAGATTTCAACGCTGTCGCCTTCTTCATCTGCATAGTCTGCACTGTGAGCAGAGGATGGAGCGACACTTGGAATCGAGTCTGTCCCGCCGCGAAGCGTGATGCGGATGTGCTCAGGCCTATTATGGTACATGTCTTCGTACAACATGTACGCTTTGAGCCGCACGCGGTCATCTTGATTGCTGAGATTGGAGATAAGTCGACTGAACTTCAGATCATCGCGGATGAAATCGATGGCGCTGTCGTCAATACTGCCGAGTATCTATCGGCATCAGACCACCTCCGATCTTTTTCTACGGCTAACTACAGCATAAATCCACTGTATGTGAGCGTCATACATTTTCGCTAACTCTGCTGCAGTAAATCCAATAGCGCGAAGTCTACGAATCTCACGTATATCATCATCGGATTTTGTAGCTTTATAATGTTTAGACCCACGAGTACTTGGTTTTGGTGCACATCCACCTTCATAATTTGGTGTATAATGCGTACCATTCTTTATAGAATCGCGAACGTTATCAGTATGTGTTCCCCATTTTAGATTTTCTGGCCTATCATCAGTATGGATATCATTAAGATGTCTAACTTCGGCATCATCAAAAGGTTTAGGACCATGCCAAGCTGTACATACTAAAGTAGCTCTCTTGATCAGCGGAAAACTAGTATGCGATCTATTATATCCTTGATATACTTTACCTGGTATTTCCATACCATTTTCATACACATTACCTTCATTATCAGCTTCCCAGCCAGGATAGCCAAATACTGAGAGATTTATGCTCACTTAGTTGCCTTTTCCTTGTTACGATCTGCGCGCCTAACAGTAGGTATAGCAATAATGACTACTTTCTGGATACGATGGTCGCAACCTTGGATCGGACAAGCATCGCAGTGCTTACCATCGTGGTTCATCCTCTCACCGCCATTCATTTCGCCAGTCGGGAAATCCAGGCTTTACAGGTATCATACTACTGAGCGGCTTTCCGCGCTTAGATAAGGATTTTCCATGCTTGCGACCGACATTGATCTTGGCTTTGCGGACTTTCGTCTCTATTTCGATGATTCCTTCACCAAAATAGCCCATCATAAAGCGTCCGAGCGCCTCAGGACCGTGGTCATCCTTCTTCATTGGGTTCTCAAAGCGATCG